ACTTGCTCGGTCTTGTAAGTTTGTTTGTTGGTGATTTCAATTAACACCTGTGGCTTGGGTCGTGACATAGATAAACTCCGTGTTTATTTATCCCAATAACTATGCAGATTTAAAACTGCCACCAGACAAAACTACCTCAATTGGCTCATTTTGACTGGCCTGTTCTCGGCGTGATTGTTCTAGTGCCAACAACAACTTGGTTATATCGCCATGTAAGTCCTTGGCATCACGGACAGGCATGATAAGGTCTTTTTGTCCACGGCTTTCGGCTGCCTTGATTGAGTCAATAAACCGATTGATATGTAAACTCATTTTTTAATATATGGTTTTAAACTAGGCGGAGTCCAGTCCACTGGCTTGAGTACCTTGCCATCTTCACGTTTGCGAACCTTGCCTGTTTTTTTGTCAATTTTGGCAAAGTTGGTACGCATGACTTCTTTCCATGCACCCTCAGCATCTGCACCCATTGAATGTATGGCACCAATAGTAACAACTAAAATATCAATCAAAGCATCTAGTTGTTCTACACGGTCATCTGACAGTGTTGCCTCTAACAGTTCTTGTTGTTCCTCGGTAATAAGATTAGTGTACAAGGCAAATTGTCCCTCGTTGAACTTGTCTACAGTTTGATCACATGCCCGCATGAACTTTTCTTGATCACGAAAGGGATTCATTGGCCTGCTCCTTGGTATAAAATGGTCCTTGATACTTGTAACGCTCAAGTGCAATCAGTTTGGGATTACGCACAATCTTCCATGAACGATGTTGTTTTACTGTGTACCAACCGGCTGCAAACCATGATTTGGATTTGTCTTGTTTGGTAAACAACGGCAGTTTCAGTCGCACATTCCACAGTCCGTTATAGGTCTTGCATCCAGTATCATAGCCATGCACTGAGCCATTGAGTGATGGTGTAACTGTTTCAGGAGGTTCAAAAATGATGTCAATCACTTCTCTAACCATGGGCATGGTTTTGTAGTTGGATACTTGATTTTGAATCTTAACTACATAACCATCTGCACTGGCTTCAATGTTGCCAATCTTTTGATTGTTTTGTTTGAGGATCCAGTATTGATTATCAATCACTGGTTTAGCTACGATCATTTTAATGCTCCTTAATTAATTTTGTCTAACTGTGAAGTCACAAACTTATACAAGTTTGGACCTAGTTGCCATCTTGCTTGCTCTAGTTCGGGCTTTAGTTCTTGATAAATGTCTTTGCAATTTTTGATCAAATCTCGATTCAACTCAATCATTGCTTCAAGTCGCTGTGTGTGGTCTAACACATCATCAAACTCTAAGTTTGCATAGCGTCTAATATCTATATCATAAAATCTTTGTATACTGCTCATTACATACTGACGACCGTAGATTAAAAATAGTTTGCCCAATAGTGGCGGCCAAACATGCTTGTCGTTCAGTTGGAATATACCAAAGCCTGAATCAGGATTGATCATCAATGGAACATTAACAAATGCTGGTTCAAGATCCAACCAGTTCTCAACGTTACCACTAGCCCATGTATTGCCGTATTGTGTATTTGCTTGTGTTTTTCCATTGGCATTATTTAATTTTGGATATAGCGTGACTGGATTAGTAGTTGACCAGGCGTAATGCGCCTTGGGGTAATCTTTTGGATATGCAACAGTTATCATGCCATATTGCAACAAATCTTCTGTGCAGAGTTTTTGTCCTAGATCATACTTGTGCGGTTCATATCTTCCTAACATGCACAAATAGTTGTGATTCGTTGATGTGTCTAGTGCCGGTGGTTTGTGTAGTTCTGTGTATGCTATACAATCGTTGAGCGCAAGCCACGGTATCTCAATACATTTTATACTAAGACCGCGATAGTCATGCCATTCTTCCAATCGGTCAATTTGCGTAACCCACCAAACTGAATCATTAACATAGCTGTTTAACAAATCAAACAAGGACTGATTGTGCGGCCACATCCAGTCTTCATCATATACAATAATAGCAACTTTTTTATTGTTTGCTAAAGCAGTATCAATACTAAATTTAAGCCAGTCAAAATTGGTATCATTGATAGAATGTTTAGTACAATCAACCAATGGAATTAATTTGATTTCTGGACAGTAGTATTCGATCATACCCAAAGTATGATATCCATCAATCATGGCATAATTCTGTTGCACCAACTGTGTATACACAGGCCAATTAGTCACTGAGTGCGCCCTTGTACGTTTGATTCAGCCAACGGCCAATTGGCTCTGCTTGATCACTTAGCTTGGTAAGTTCATACTTGCCACAGAACTTGAGAAAATGTGCGCCTACCATGCCTATGTCTTTGTTACTAATTTGTTCACAGATTACTGTGTCTACTACATCTTTGATGTCTTGTGGTTGTGCTGTGAGATCAATTAGTGTGACATTGCGTTCGTAGTCGTCAAGAACCTTGTGTTCTTTTTCTTCGTGATCTGACCAACGTTGCAACATGAGATTGTTCCAATTGTAGCCTTTTTTGTTGCGATCTTCAAATGCTTCTGTAATACCCACACGATTCTTTGTGCCTTTTACAGGGGCACCAGGATATGCCGAAAACACATTGTCACCAGGATCACCGCGCACACATTTCAAGAACAACACCCACTTCTGATAGTCAGTTGGAGCCATAAAGTCTTTATCAGCTTTGCCTACTTTAATCTTTGAATTGCTTTCAATTGTAAAACTCAATTTGTTGCCTTTGGCATCTGTCACGCCATCAACACTGAACAGGTGATCGTTTATGCCATTGTATAATTGACAATTGGGTGCAACCAATTGAACGAAGTCTGAATCACTGCTGACAATAATATGTTCGTCCTGGGGGTGTAGTGCAATCCAGCGGCCTATGATATCGTCCGCTTCTGCTGTTGCACAACGAATCACGCTACAATTTGTTTTCTCAGACAAGTATTTAGTCAGTTCATCATAGGTTTCCCAAAACAACTTGTCCTCTTCTGCTTCAGTTTCGCTCATGGCACCACGAGCCACAGCGCGATTGGCTTTGTAGGGTTTGTAGTAGTCCTTGCGCCAGCTACGCCCTTCCAGTGCGAAAACCACGTGATCCACACCAAATCGTCTGGCTACCTTGTTAGCACTCATCATAGTTAGATGTAGTGCAAAGCCCAATTTAGTCCATGTATCACTGGCCCTGTGCGCCGAATGGCGGGCACGGAAAAACATGTTGGCAGTATCAATCAGTAGATATTTCATCAAAGCGGTCCAGAAGTTTGTGTTGCTTTAAGTATTGTAACACATATTCCGACCAAAATCTATGGCCATTGGCTCCAAAGTGATAGCTTTTGGGATTCACGTGCTCGAATCCGTTGTTTTTTAGTACAGCATTCCAACTGTGTTCTCTTGAGTAAGGTTGGATGTAGTGATTTTGCCAATCTCTTTGATTTGGCATATCACTGAATGTACTGTTGCCACTGTAGAAAACATGCCGCACATTGAGATCTTTTAACCGACAATGTAGGTGCCATATCTTGTTGTGCCATTCATCTGTTTTTTGAGTCCAATTTACATCCAAAATGTACTGACGATATCTAGCTTCAAGTTCTGGTGGCACCATGTCTACACCACTGGCATTGACTTGATAGTATCGGCCTTCATGCACCCATTCTTCTCGTTCCCACGTGGTCCACTGGATTACCATCACAGTATCATACAAGCGGTCGTAGTTTTCATGGATCCAATTATTAGTGGTACGCAATATGCGATCATTGCTGGCTGCTGTTTCGGCGTCACAATAAAATTCAGTGTTGAGCATTCGGCTCAAATTCCGCCCCCAACTGGCTTCTAAATTAATTGGATGAGGCCTACGGTCAATACCATATCGGCCATCGTCCACAGCAAAACAATCAGGCACCACTGCCTCAGCAGCCGATGTGTGGCTACAACCATTCACATACAATATCATTTTTGCAGTAACACTTTTTCTGTTTCGGCAGCTACCACACGCTTGCGCAGGCTGGAGCTCGAGAATGAATGGTCTCTGCTGTTAAACACATGTTCAATTTGACGCCCATGACCTTCGCTGCGTCCGGTAAAGTTGGTATCATTGTATTCTTCACCAAGTATGCGAACATCAATTGGCAAGGTTAGTATCAAGTCAATTAGATCTTGTTCTGTGGTATACACAACAATTTCGTCCACAAAACGACAAGCACTCAATTGTATCTGACGTTCTATAATGCTTTGTACAGGAGGATTTTTAATTCCTGGTCGGTCAACGCTGGCATCTGTTTGCAAGCCTGCAATCAAGTAATCACAATGATTCTTTGCTTCGGCCAGCATGGCAATGTGCCCTGCATGTAGCAAGTCAAATTGACTGAATGTGATGCCGATTTTTTTACCTTCGGCTTTGAGGTCTTTAATGTGATTGAATATCATCCTATTTCACTCCGGCCATCACCAAGGTCACGCTTTTGTACATACATGCCAGAATTTTTAATTGCTTGTTCTTGTTCCCATGTTTCCATCACAACATGCCTACATACATTTTGAAACCACCGATCCACAATCTCACCATCACTGTCGGCGGGCTTTAGCATGTAACCGGCTTTGACTAACCGTGCTACAAAGATTTCATTCCAGTCTAGTTCAAATGCACCTTGATGCAAGTTGTTGGGATCCACATCCATACTGAGTACAGCCACATAAGGCTCACCTTTTTCGGTAGCCAGTTGCTTTTGAGTTTTAGGCGGTGATTCAACTGCTCGGCCCTTAGTAACTGTACCAGCAGCTTTGATGCTGTCAACTAAATCGTCAGTTGAATCACGCTTGGTGACTTTTTTCTTTTTCTTAAACCAATCAAACATCAGTTCTGCCCCATTTAATTTTTAACCAAATACGTTCGTGTATGTAGTAATCAACACTCAATAGAATATGCAATGCTGTGGCAAACCCTGCTGAATTTCCTAAATTACCTGTGAACATGTAAGTCCAAAAGATTGTAAACAACCAAGCAGTCAATCTATAGGTAAACATCCTTACCACTGTGCGTTTTTTCGTTTCAGACATTTACTTTCCCCACCCATTGCCCCAAAGATCCACATGCAATCTTGGGCTATAGTTGTAACCACGAGCCAGTGCCCAGTCAGCCACATTCACTCGGTTGCGTTCGTATGGTGTGACCACACCGCCTTGTGGCATTACATAGGTAACACCACGGAAGCCTGCCTCACGATATACAGCCACAGCACGATCAACTTCTTCAAAGTGCGCCAGTGTTTCTACCACAAACTTCAAATACACTGTGCCATGCATTTGATAGTCTGCTATGATCTCTGGCTTGATAGCTTCGTCCCACAATTCGCCTGATGCTGATAGCTTGGGGCTAACACTGAAAGTAATTTCTCGTGTGGGTATAGAGCCTAGTGCAGGGCGTCTCCATTCGTGTAAAAATGTTTGAAATGCCGGTTGTAGTTTTTGAGTGCCATTGGTTTCAAATGTGATGTTCTTCAAATCACTCATGCTGCCTTGCGACAGCAGTTCTTCGTAACCACGCTGCCAACCCAACAGTGGTTCACCACCTGTGATCACAAGATGCACATCATTGCCATTGTGTTGTTGCCAATGCTTGTTAGGAGTAAGCGCCAACATCTTTGAAATCAGCTCGTCGTGTGTGAGTGTGTGACTCAAGTCTTTGAATGCAGGATGCCATGAAGCATAGCTATCACATCCGGTGTTCACAAGCGGTAGTTCAAGAAAATCTTTGTACAGGTGTATGGTCTTTGCCACTTCGTCAGCTTCAGTTGATTTAACGCCCGGAGCACATCCAAACCCTGAACATGTAAAATTACATCCAAAGGTTCGGAGGAAAACCGAAGGCACACCAACAAAGCGGCCTTCGCCCTGTGCAGAATAAAATAGTTCACTGACTTTTAATTTCATATTTTTGTTGCTTTAACTAGTAAATGCCATCCCAAGTATTCGCGAACTGCTTGACGCATTTCTTCGCTCATTGCTTCAAACCAAGGTTCAAGTTCATAGATACCTTGCTTGTACTTAGATACATTATACATGAAACAATGCGCTTGTCTAATGCGTCCGATGTGGAATTTGCCCTCTAGCAACTGATAGACTTCTTCTTTTGTGTAGGCTTTGGCGTAAGGACATCCGGCTTGTGCTTCGTATTGATCTAGACCTTTTTGTATCATGGCATACTTCCAACTGTCACGAGCATACACCAACATCTTAAATTCGCCGCCGGCCACTGTCAAACTGTGTATGTTTTCAATAACCCGATCAATGTCGGGATAGTGATGCAACACACCACAACTGTAGACCAAATCAAACAGGCCTAAGTGTGACAAGACATCATCACCACTGGCTTGAACAAATGTGCCTTCCAGTCCCAACACTTCAAACCGTTTTTTAGCTAATGCAATGCTTTCACTGCTGAGATCAATACCAACATATTCGGCACCGTGCTTGGCAAACTCAGCTGCATCAGCACCAATACCACACCCAATTTCCAACACACGTTTGCCAGCATACAAATGAAACTGTGCTAGGTCTTTGAGATGTGGTTCAACAAAATATCTTTTTTTGCTGTTCTCGTTAAAGAATTGTTCTGTGCCAACTTCACTGGCGCTGTGGTTGATGTTGCAGGGCTGGCGATCCCAGTACTGCACAATCTTGTCTAGTAGTTCATTACTCAAAGGGCTTTGTCCTTCCATTGTCTTAATCGTTTGTGTGGATCTTGAAGCACCATCCTGGCCCAAATGTCTGGATTTTTGCCCGTCATAGAATCTCTAAACCATGTGGTATCGCGACTTATACTGTCAAGATAAGTTGCAATTTTAGCAGTCTCGTCAATCCTGCGTTTGCGCCAGGTGATGTGATTGAAGTCTCTAGGATCTTGCCCGGGCATGTTTTCCAACATGACACGTTCTTTGAATGTTTCATCAAGATTCTCGCCAGTAAGGTCATAGCGTTCGTGATGTATCATCACAGGAATTGTTTTTACAATATCCAACATCCAAGCTACTTGGCTGGTCCAGGCATCGTTGATTTGATGCGGACTCAAATGGCCAGTAATTTCCACCCACTTCTTTGGCAGGATAGGAAAGATAGCATAAGGATGTTCGTGATTGGTTTCGGCACGTAACAAGTAAAACTCTTGACCGTTGTCTCTGATCACTTGATCCCAATCCTGTGTTTTCATCACAGCGTCGTCATTCCAAAAGAACAACCAAGAACCTTGACTGTGCTTGGCCAACTCGTTAAGGTACTCGTTCAGTCGCATGTATCCTAATCTTTCAAACTGTATGGCGCTGTATTCCACACCAAGATCGTCTAGATAAGGTTGTATTACATCTACAAAGTGTGCAATGTTTTCAGTATCGTCGTTATCAAATGCCAACATCACTTCTATTCGACTGGGGTCTTTGGCCCGGTCAAGTAGAGTGCGCAAGCATTGTTCTAGCGGTTTTGGTCTGCCACGAGTGGGCAATAAAATACTGATGTCGATGGGGTTGTCAGGGGGTAATAAGTTCTCTGTTGTCATATTCTATTTCAGGTAAGTTGGCTGAATTAGTTTTTGTTATTGTTGTTTTTCCAAAATTTCTTTTGCGACCAAAATACATATTTTCTAAAAATCTTTCTATGCTCATGGTCTTGTCTTCGTTGGTATCAAATTGATACATGCATGTTGTGGTTATATCAGAATTGTCTAGCAAATATCCAAGAAAGTCGTAATCAAACTTTTGTTGAATTGGCAGTGCTGGCAAATCTTTGTAATCGATCACGTAGTTTCTTTGAAATTGCAACAACTGTTCTAGTATGTTGCTGTCAATAGTATATGTGGTTCTTACAAAATTGTCAATGATATCGAACACATGGTCAATCTTGTTTTCCAGTTGCATGTTCAACGTTATTCTATGCATGAGGTTTTGCCCAGTGACTTCTACATTGCCGATGCGTGGATGATTGGCAAGCCCGGTAGTAGTCCATAACTCATAGTATTTGTGTGTGTCGACAAATTGCTGTTGCATCCAAGAGTCATTCTGGATATGCTGATAGAATGCATCATAAAATTCACTATAATCAATGTCATGAGCCTTTGCCAAGTATCTTGCAAGATAAGTGGTCAATCCGTTAATATGAAAAGTTTGTATAAAACTATTCCACACCAAGGTGGTCAACATCTGTTCTTTGGGGATATCTTTTGTGCTGATCACAACATCAATACATTCAATCAAATCAACATCGCCGTAGCTGCCACTAATATAGTCATATACCGGAATGGATTCAATCTTCCACATTCTCTTCTGCAAAAGATTCATCTCAGCATTTTCCAACAACTGAGCTTGCAAAATGTTAATTCCAGTGTGATTGCCTGCCCGGAAGATTTTCCAAAAAGCTTCTTTCCATGTTTCTACAGTTTCGCCTGGCAATCCAAGAATTACTTCTGTGTATACAGGAATGTTATTGCGATCACACAAGGCAAATATTTCATCAATTTTGTGTTGATCTAAATTTCTACGCTTGATGTTTTCTAATACGTCATGATCCATGCTTTGTACGCTTACTGTGAGACCAGATCCAAAGTTGGGACTTTCATCAATCAGTTTCTTTACAATGCCAACCACTTCGTTCTTTTGATTCTTGGCCCAGGTCATGGAGAATGACGCCAGCTTGGCCCAACGTTTCTGTACTTCGATCAACTTGTCCACAATCATGTTGTCACGTTCGATGAACATGCCAAAGTTAGCATCTGTGATTGTGACAAATCCACAATGACGACCAATCCAATCTAGTTCATGAAACACTCTGGTAAGTTCAAACTTTTTAACTTTGTTGTAAGTGAGACTGCCCCAGTCGCAAAAAGTACACTGGTAAGGACATCCACGATTGGTTTCTAATGTAGCGTTCCAAATTACATCAGGGTTTTCTGCCATGATGCGATCAAAGATGCCGGTAAGATATGGGCTGGGAATCTGATCAAGATTGTCAATCCTGGCACAGTCACCAGTATCTATTAGACCTGTTGGAGTGTTGATCAACAGGCCAGGAATATGAGAGAAGTCAGTATCAAAATCTTCTAGTATGCGTTTGAATGTAATTTCACCTTCCATCTTGCTCACAAGATCCATAAAAGGTTCTTTTTCGAACAGTTTGGGATCAGTGTTGGCTATCTCTGGGCCGCCGAACAAAATTTTCACTTGAGGGTTGAGTTCTTTGACTCGTTGTGCAAGTTTATAATTATATCTATGATTCCAAACATATGTACTAAATGCCACAATGTCATTGTGTTGTAATCTCGCAGCCGCTTCTTCGATTGGCTCTCTACGCCAAATTAACTCGTCAATTTCCCAGGTGTTTTTAATGTGCTCAAACCCGAATGCATAACTCAAGATTACACCTGCAGAGTATGGCAAATAGTATGCATTAAATTCTTCAGGGCCTTGTTGAAAGTTAGGCTGTACAAAACTTATTGTTTTTTTGATCATATTGTATTTAACTTAGGTATAGGAACGCTGTAAATCAGTTAGTTGCCGATTAACATCATTGGCAAACATTTTTTCCCAGGGATCTCTTTTTCCTTGGCAGCTTTCTTCAAAAAAACTGGTGTCTATATTGTTGTCCTTCATCCATGTGGCCAAAATAGCACAATCATTTAGTCGCTGTTGTAGACGATCGATATAGTTGAAATCATTAGGATTGGTAGGATCGGTCTCCAACACTTTCCTATTCTTAAAGGTGGCATCATTGTTATTGCCAGTAAGATCGCTACGATCATGATCACACCAAACTGGTATGCGTTCAAAAATATCCAGCATATAAGCGATCTGACTCAACCAAGCGTCATTCAAACTGTGTTGGCTGAGATGACCCACTAGGTCATGCCATTTGCGAGGTACTATGGGAAAGATGCTGTATGGGTGTTCGTTGTGTGTATGCACACTCAGCAACTTGAACTGGCCTGTGTAACTACAGATTATTTTGTCCCAGTCTTGGGTTTGCATGAATGCATCATCATTCCAGAAAAACATCCAGGAACCTATGCTGTATCCAGCCAGAGCATTTACATAGTGGTGTAAATTTTCATATCCCATGGGATTAAATACTAGAATACTGTCTGATATATTTTGTCCTGCTAGATAAGGTCTAACAGTTTGTTTCCAGAGTTCAGTGTTTTCTTGATCATCTCGATCCACTCCAAACACAATGTCAATTTTGTGTAGGCCCGAGGCCTTGTCCAACAGACTGCGCAAACTGCGCTCCATCTGATCAGCACGACCCCGGGTTGGTAATAATATGGATATATCCATTAGACAGACTGTTTAACGTCTTCTGCTATTTTCTTCTGCAAGTGACTCAACAACAATCCATAAGCAGGTAGGATAACCAATAGGCTCACAATGACTTTGCTGATTGAATTGTTGGTTGCAACAATGTGCCAGTTAGCAGCCATAAACTCATTGGCGCCGCCAGCAAATGCAGTAAAGAAGAACACGTAAGTATCAAAGAATGTGCTAACAACTGAACTCAATGCAGGAGCAATCCACCAAGTAGCATACTTCTCACGAATGTATTGAAACACATACACATCCAGCAAGTTGCTGATAAAGTATGCACATCCACTACCAAGTCCAATGCGGAACGCAACCGAATCAGGAGCGCCGCCTAGCTTGACCACTGCCATTGACACAATGATAGCAGGAATGAATGCCATGGCAATCACAGCACGGCCAGTTTGTTTGCCCAACAGTCGCACAGTCAAGTCGGTCAACACAACCACCAATGGGAATGTAAACGCCGCCGCTGCCAATGGTGCACCAAACACTGAAAATTTGAACTGCACGATGTAGTTGCTGATAGCAATGATAATGATATGTGCCAGCATGAGCTTGTAGGCCAATGCACGGTCAAC